CGCCTTCGCGTTCGTGAGAAGGTGTTGCAATCAAAATTATCTAGGTTAGTAAGGACTTATGAAGATGATCAGTAAAATGTATTGTGTGTATGACAAGAAAGCGAAAATCTACAATCCCCCTGTTTTCCTACATAATTCCGGGGTTGCCTGTCGAGCCTTTGGTGAGTTGGTCAATAACCCCGATCACCAATATGGTAAGCATCCAGGTGATTATGATCTCTGGGAGATTGGCACTTATGACGATTCGAGTGCCTTGATTTCCCCGATGGCGGAAAAAACCCATGTAATTGACTTCTCAGACCTCGTCGGAGTCCCAGTGTGATGAGATTTGTCTCTTATCTGCTGATTCTAACCATAGGGGGTTGCGTGTTTTACGTAGCCCCCTCTTTTCAATTGAAAGGACATAAGATGCAAAAAATGATTGAGAGGCGTGCCAATGGCTCGCGACGTGTTGCCCTCATTTGTGATGCGGGCTCTGTGGTGGAAGGTCACCACAAGAACGATGTTGACATTAACACCATTATGCATAAGTACCGTGTTACGGGTTTGCTTGAATCCAATGCCTCTGAGGCGAACTATGGTGATTTCACCAATGCCACGGACTACCACGACATGAAAAGTCGCATAATTGATGCGGAAATGGACTTTTCTAAGCTACCTGCCTACATCCGGACTCGATTTAACAATGATCCTGGAGAATTACTCTCCTTCCTGGATGACCCTGAGAATCTCTCAGAGGCCCAGGAGCTTGGCTTAGCGACCAGACCGGAGCCTGATGCCCCTTGCGATCATACGGCCCCTGTAGAGCCTCCTAGCGGCCTTGTACCGCCTACAAGTCCCGACTCGGCGTAGCCCGAGTAGGGCCGTTCACAGTTCACCTACTTGATATTAACTGTGCGGACTGACACCATTACTTCCGAAAGGGCCAGAAATGCCATTTAAACGACATAAACAAAAGTCTGTTATGAGTCATCAATTCTCGAGAATTCCTTCGGCGAATATCCAGAGATCAACCTTCAAACGTAGTCACGGCTACAAGACTACCCTAAATCCTGACCTGATTTATCCGATATACGTTGATGAGGTACTTCCAGGCGATACGTTCAACGTCAAACTTTCCTCAATTGCGCGTCTTAACACCCCGATTGTCCCGATCATGGATAATATGTTCATGGATTTCTTCTTCTTTTTCGTTCCCAATCGTCTCGTTTGGAACCAATTCCAGCAATTCATGGGTGAGCAAAAGGATCCCGGAGACTCTACCGACTTCGTGGTTCCCACGGTGCAGTCCGATCTAGTCGACGGTTTCAAAATCGGCGGCTTGGCCGATTACTTCGGCCTTCCTACAGGTGTTGCCGGCCTTACTGTCAATGCTCTCCCTTTCCGTGGATACAATCTGATTTTTGATGAATGGTTTCGTGACCAAAATTTGGTCGATTCTGTCAAAGTCGAACACGACGAAGGGCCGGATGACATCCTGTCCTACAACCTGCTCAAACGTGGTAAACGCCACGACTATTTTACTTCTTGTCTCCCTTGGCCTCAAAAGGGACCAGGTGTTGAGCTTCCCTTGGGTACGAGTGCTCCTGTAAAGGGAACGGGTCAATCTCTTGGCTTAGTTGACGGTGTTAATCAAGTCGGTATCGCTCGTATCGCTGGTGGTTCTGGTGTTGAAGCTGCTAGTGTGTGGAGCCAGGTGGATGCTGGCGATCTTATTCCCTTCTCGGATGCTGCTGTTGATAATGCTGCGTTGGGTGTAAGTTCTAATTCTGCTTTTAGCGGTTTGACTGCCGATCTTAGTTCTGCTGTCGGCCCGACTATCAATTCGCTGCGAGAGACGTTCCAACTCCAAAAGCTGCTCGAGCGTGATGCCAGAGGTGGCACCCGCTATACCGAGATAATTAAGAGCCACTTTCTCGTAAATAGTCCTGATTCAAGATTACAGCGTCCCGAATATCTCGGTGGTGGATCCCGCTCAATCCAGGTGACTCCTGTGGCACAAACTACTCAAACTCTGGAATCTGGTTCTCCCCTCGGCACCTTAGGTGCTGTTGGTTACCATGCCCAATCTGGCGTAGGTTTCACGAAGTCGTTTGTGGAACACGGCTATGTATTTGGAATGGTTCAAGTTCGCGCCGATATTACTTATCAGACCGCTCTAAATAAAATGTGGTCGCGTTCGACGAAGTATGATTTCTACTGGCCTGCCCTCTCTCACCTTGGTGAGCAAGCCGTTCTTAATAAAGAAATCTACGCTCAAAATACTACTGCTGACGATAACGTTTTCGGTTATCAGGAGCGTTGGGCAGAATACCGTTATGCTCCTTCTATGATTACTGGCAAAATGCGATCTGTTGATCCTACCTCGCTTGACGTGTGGCACCTTTCTCAAGATTTTGCTGAGCTGCCTGTCCTGAACAAAGATTTCATCGAGGAAAACATGCCGATCGAGCGTGTGGTTTCTGTAGTGGACGAACCTGCTTTTACGTTCGACGGATATTTCGATATTTCCGCAACCAGACCGATGCCTGTTTACAGCGTTCCGGGTCTGGTGGATCACTTCTAGAAAGGATTCCGATGGGATTGTTTAAAGATATTGTTGGCACTGTCAACTCTGCCATAGGTTCCCCTTTGGGTGGCCTTGGCGGTTCTTTGTTTAGTGCCAAACAAGCCTCTGATGAAGCGACTTACAATCGTAAGTTTCAAGAGCGGATGTCTAATACTGCCCACCAGCGAGAGGTTGCTGACCTGCGCGCTGCGGGGCTTAACCCTATACTGTCGGCTGGTGGTCGCGGCGCTTCTACTCCCACGGGATCGGCCCCTAGCCTTCCTGATTTATCTGCAGGTATTTCTCGTGGTGCTTCCTCTGCCCTACAACGAGCTAATACTGCTAAAGCTAATGTCTCGGCTACCCTGGACCAAAACATGTTGGATTTCTACAACAATCTTCCTAAGTGGATGCAAGACATGACTGATGCCTCTCGCCTTAATTCTCAAACTGGTGTTGGCGATGAGGCTGCTTCAATAATTACTGGACTGGGCAACTCTGCTAAGAATGTGTTTGGCGGTTTCAAAAGAGGTATCTCTAATATCCGCAATAAACTGCGTTCAAGTAAAGCGGTTTCTTCCAGTAAATCGGTTCCGAAGATAGCGAATGGTAAGACTCCTGGTATCTATCCGAATTGGCGTAACCGCAAAATCGAGCATCTACAACGCAAGGGTGCGACTAGTGGCCTCAATGAGGCCGAAACAAAAGAACTCTTTCAACTATTGGAGGACATCAAATGAGACGGAAACGTATGAAACGGAGTCGTAGTCGAAAACTTTTCAAACGCACCAGTGGCAGCAATCGCAGAAATTCGCGTTCTTCTCCTATGCGTGGCGGTTATCGACTCTAACACACAACCGAGAGGGCTGTAACCCCTTCGGCATAAAATCGCGTCGGCCCTGCGCAAGCAGATGAGGGCTGACCTATTTTCTGTTGAAGGGGTGGCCCCCTTCGGACAATATTACGGAGGCTTTTGTATGACATGTTACTACCCTATCAAGGCCTACCGGGCAATTAACAAAAAAACCGATAATGGCAAGTCTGTGATTTGCTTTAACCACTCCGATGTGTCTGATTGTCCTTTTGAAACACTCCTTCTTCCTTGCTCCAATTGTTGCGGATGCCGTATGGATCGTTCTAAGTCCTGGGCTATTCGCTGTATCCATGAAAGCTCACTCTACGAAAACAATTGCTTTATTACTCTTACGTTTAACGATGATACAATTAACTCCCGAGGTACCCTAGTGAAGTCTGACTTCCAGAATTTTATGAAGCGACTTCGTAAACGTTTTTCGGGTATACAACCTGTCAATAAGGAGACTGGAGATGTTGTCATTACCGAACGCTTCGCAGCCGATGAACTCCATTACCCTATTCGCTACTTTCATTGTGGTGAGTATGGCTCTAAATACTCTCGCCCTCACCACCACGCTTGTTTGTTCAACTTTGATTTTCCTGATAAGGTACTTCTTGAATCGCGTGGTACCAACCATTATTACCGCTCTGCGGAATTGGAGAAATTATGGCCATTCGGGTACTCGATGGTAGGCCATGTCACTGTCGACTCTGCAGCCTACGTCGCTCGCTATATTCTCAAGAAGATGAACGGGAAACTCGCGGACGATTACTACAAGCGTTACGACTTACAGACCGGGGAAGAATATCAACTTCAACCGGAATACACGACGATGTCTCGTCGTCCAGGTATCGCTGCTAACTGGTTCAAAAAAAACCCTTCCTCCGTTTATCCCAAAGACTTTGTTACCGCAGGAGGAAAATCATTCAAATCGCCTCGATTTTACGACAATATGTATGAATTAAGCCATCCAGAAGAATTTCTCGAAATTAAGAACAGAAGAAAGCTGGATTCTATGCTGAATTCTGACGATAATACTCCTGCTCGCCTTCGCGTTCGTGAGAAGGTGTTGCAATCAAAATTATCTAGGTTAGTAAGGACTTATGAAGATGATCAGTAAAATGTATTGTGTGTATGACAAGAA